ATTTTACAAAACCATCTGGCGGTTTATGGGCATCACCCATAGATGCAAAGTTTGGATGGAAGGACTGGAATGAATGTTCTTCATTTGCAGAGTGTTCGGAAGAGAATTGTTTTCAGTTTCGATTAGAGGCAGATGCGAAAGTGCTTGACATCTATTCTGAAAAAGATTTAGATGGGTTGCCGGTAAAAGGTTTAGATGGGTTACCGGCATTGGATGGATTGCACTCGTTCTTAGACTTTGAAGAATTGCTACGGCAAGGATATGATGCTATAGAATTGCATCTCAGTCAGGAGAAACCCGTAAACACGTTTGGACTTCATGGTTTGCGATATCGGTTATATGGTTGGGACTGTGATAGTATTCTTGTGATGAATCCAGATGTAATAGTGCCAGATGTATAATCATTACAAAATAAAAGCAGCAACTATGTGATTCATAGCTGCTGCTTTATAGGTTACTAGGTGAAAAATGATAACGTGTTTAGTTGACAGTTCAGTCATGGTTCCTTATAATAGGCACTAAGACCCATTCTAACGAGCATTACAATGGCACTAGAGCGAGTGGAAAGTCCTGCCTCGTAACGGAAGTCTTCGATGCTTTGAAGCATATCATCTTCAATGCTGACGCTAAAATTACAATATGGCGTATCATTGCCGTCTACATGACATGATAGATGCGCCGCAGGATTTTCATTATGTATTTTGATTCCTTCATTGATTAGACATACGACGGCATTTGTTCTGTTGCCTGTATTGTAGTCGTGGCGATATTTTTCTATGTCATTACGGAGAGCAACTCGCATACTCAGCGAGATTCTTTTCATAACGTATCACCTCTGAGGGATTATACTACATTTTTTAAAAAATGTAAAGTGCCCAATGTGATATAACATCCAAAATATTCTCACCTGGTAATGTTACAACATTTGATATGTTTAATGCGTTGACATCTCAAATGTAAATTTATGAAAATATAAAAAACGTAAAAGGAGAATCGACAAATGAAAAAGAAGTTTTCAATTTACGACTGTACGCTTGGGCGTAGCACATGTGTTGGTTCTATTGTGGCAGGCAATGGGAAGAACGCATTACGTTTATTCCTTAGTACTTCTATCACAAGTGGTTTGTGGGAGATTTATAAGATGGCAGATGGATGTTGGGAAGCCTATTCGACATATGGGCGTCGGCTGGTGGCTAGACCATCATTCAATCCAGACTTGGCGTAACACGTGGGATACATTACCATTGAAATTACAGAAAGAAATTGATACAATAGATTACGTTTTAGAATGAAGGTAAGATGATGATTTATGAAGTGCGCAGGAAAGGCGTAACAATATTTCAGACGACATACGCAGAATGCGCTTATCCGTTTGAAATTGAGCAGCAACTGTTTGATGCTGAGCTAGAAATTTGGATTGATGGGAAGAAGCAGTCTGAGTCTAGCTTAAAGCAACGTGCAAAGAAGTCGAAGCAGTAACGCATTGAAAGTTAGCTTGATGAAAGGAGTCACTTAACATGGAAAACAGTAGAAACGATGAATTGGAACGGCAAGAGTCTGAGATGGATGTTAGTACCTATTGGTTCAATGATTGTGCGTCGCATGACATGCCTGTAAAGGAAATGGAAGCAAAGACGCAAGCAGAAATTGACAGTATTCCACAGAAGTTTGAGTTCAAGTATGCTTCTGCAATGTGGGCGATTGTCATGTGGGTTAGCGTTACGTGGGAAATCATGTGCTGTCGAACACAATATCAGTTCCTGCTGATTTTCACATTGAGTCCAATTATCTCAGGGCTTACATGGCTGGGGGCTTCATTCGCAAAAAGCGTGACCGATTGGCTACGTAGATTAGGTACTATCTAAGGGAGGAATGTGTAATGGCGGTTAATGGAAAAGGATTGTTCCAATGCCTTAGTATTGTTGGCATATTGGGCGCTAAGTCCGCATACGATACGCATAAAGCAAACCGTGCGTCAAAGCAGTTGCCAGCCTCTGTGCGCACTACACATGGCCTGTATGTCGGACAAGGTGGTGTGTATTCCATGCGTCCTAAGTATACGCCGCTATGCTCCGATGTAGAGCATAATTGGAATGTGGAATTGCAGGAAAAATATTTTCGCATGATAAACGTCGAAGGGCATATGCCGGACGGAATGCCCGTGTATAAATTATTGACGCCGTGCGGCTATCGAAGCGGGACCAGCGATTCATGGAATGCTTCAGCATTTGGCGGCGTTTATTGCGGATTTGAAAATGTCCATCACTTTTCTGACCTGCTCAATGTGACTGACTTTGAGTATGCCTACGAGTACACGCTTTATCAACGATGGCTACGCGGAGACCCAGAGCCTCCGTGGAATTTATCATTCGATTGCGAGAAGACTGTTCCTGGATTGGAGGGGAGCGCAACATATAAATGGAAATTTAAAAGAAAAATTACTTGGAGTAGTCGTTCAGATGTAATTAGTCGATACTTGACTAAGTGCGCTGTTGAGCATGACGGGTTCGAGTACAAACCAATGACAGATAATACGACAGAGTTATTGGCCTATTTTGACACTGAAAAATTAGAGGATTGGCGTCGCCTCATGCGATACCTTTAAGCGCATTTTACTGTGCGCTAATTCCGTTTTACGGAAAATTAAAAATTGGAGTTTAGAACGATGAACAGACACTCGACCATCCAGTGCCCACCGTTGCGTGATGTTTTGCATACAGCCCCTTACATATCGGAAACTTTTGTTGGGTTCCGTATTTTGCCTGCTATGATTGTTATGAGCAAGGCCGAAGAAGCATGGCACGCTATGTTTCTACAGTATTATCAAGCCCTACTAAAACGGCAAGTAGTATGGACACCCACGCATAGTATAGACACGTATGCTTGGGATACCTCAGATGGCTTTCAACGGTGGAAGCTGGCCATGGCGAAGGAAGAATACACGTTTGTAGTTGTATTTTTAAAGCATCAGGATGGAGTTGATACTGAGCATCCTTACTTTACTGTTCTGCGGACAGGGGGCAATGTGATTGAGTTGCCGAAATTATATCGGGCAATACAAATTAAATCTTTCGAATGGCATCATGCGAAAATTTTAGGATGTCTGTCAATCTCTGTAAGTGCTAGTGACTTGCTTTGGGTAGCGGCGCATATTGATTCCCATGTTGGCTTGCCTCCCAAAAATCAAAACGTATAAATTTCAATCAATATATTGACAAAGGCTATCAGGAGTGCTATTATTGTAGCATGCACTGATAGCCTTTTGTTTATACTCCGAGAAAGGTGATATCATGAATAATTATTCTGTTATGAAAAATGAAAATGGAAAACAGCAGGCAAAGAGTGCAACGCCAAAAATGGGGGAAATTTGGTGGGCAGACATTGATAACAACATTGGGCATCAGCAGGGAGGGCACCGTCCGGTTCTGGTTGTTAGCAATAATGTTGGCAATCGGTTCGCGCCTATCGTAGATGTTTTTACTATTACGTCTTCTACAAAGAAGTGGGAAAATGGGAAAATGCCGCAGCACGCTTTTATTCCTGCTAATTCCGTTGATGGATTGGATAAGAACTCAGTAGTTTTGACCGAGAATATGTGGCATCTAAATAAAGAACAGTTGAAATATAGAATTGGAATGTTGCCGGATGAATTGATGAAGGACGTAGCGGTAGCGTTGTTTCATCAGTGTCCGTTCTTGAAGTTGGCCGTGGATGCTGGGGCTGACACGATGCCTTCGTTTCTTAGAATTGTACAGAGTGCCTAAGTTTTTCGACTGAAACACTATGGAAAATCGAAACGGAATCCAGAATTTTACTTGACACAAAATGCACGCAATGATAAAATTACTAAAGTTGGAGGCGATTAGATGGCTATGCGGTATAGCGAAGTGCGTCAGACCGCCGTCGATTTGCTTACTAAGGCGTTTGTATGGGAAACCAATGCAACGCTGGAATGCTTGTGGGCTACACTTGCACAGCAAGGCAAAATGACGACAGAGGAAATCACTAATTATGCGGTGTCTCCTGGTTCCTTGTCTGATGCATCTGATGATGTATTATGTTTACTTTATCAAGCATTATGGAGAGAGGGATGGCCTGGAACCTCAGTGCTATTTAATGAAGAAGCTATAAGTAACGCAGAGAGAAGACGGGTACAGAAATTACAAGAGGCTTATCCTTTGAAATTTCATGCCATTCGGTTATCTGCGCACGATGAGTATTTGTTTGCTCTTACTGCGCAGGAAATTAATGCTTTGGTACAAAGCGGTGTTTTACAAATTCGTACTGATATGCAGCGGGAATCTGTAATAACATCGTATCACGGACAACTTATTTCGCATGTCCGGTATGATGACGAGTGGGCGCAGACGATAAGCGCTGCGTATAACTCTGGCGATGGTTATTCATCTGCCTTGCGTTGGAATCTGGTCGTAGATGGCACAGAGCGCTATGAGTATGATGATGTAACTAATGAATTGGTAATCTATTCTGGGAGTATTGCTATCATAGGTGGACAGCATAGAACCAGAGCGCTTGAATATGCTTTATATACGAATCCTAACTTGGATTTAAAGATGGGCATCTTCCTGACAGTAGCAGGCCCCGAACGGGCGCAGTTCATTATTAACCAAGACGAAACTCGATTGGAAATCAATAAAGAGTATAAGAAGTCATTGGAAGATAGTGCGTCTCGTCGTATCGTTCGGCTACTTCAGGCGTCTGAGAAAATGCGAGATTATAAGTTTGTCGCCACAGAAATGGAGTACAGGGCTGGCGGTGGCTTTGTAGTAATTTCGCATTTAATGAAAGCTATTGAGCAAGACCCTGTAATTCGTCGTAATGTCGTATCGGCTAAGAAGATACGCAATTACTATGAGCGCTTAGCAGACTTCTTTGAGGAGCTGGAAGAATACATTGGTGATGAAATGGCCAACTGGCGCACGACAGGGAAGGCCGTGGTGTGTCCCAATGCGTTTTATGCGTATATCTGGCTGGCATACGAACTCTGGAAAAATGAAAATGTAAATTACGATATTGGTTTAATAATTTCCGAGTTTAAGAAGATTATTACTACGAAGGAGAATTTGCGGCCTTGCGGTGGAAAAGGGCATATCGCCACCTATTTAACGGCTATGAAGGAGGCGTTTGCTATTGTACAATAAGGCATGGAAGCAGAAGTTCCTGCATGAGCAGTATTATCGGGTGTATACCAGTGTAGTAAATATCTTTGAAAACATCGGTACATTTGAAACTGCATGGAACAAAGACTTTTGCGACTGGAACATTAAAGACGTATCGACTTGGTTATCCACCAAGAAGATAGTCAAGCCTTCTTATCTTATGAATTTGCGCTCGCCATTGCGTGCATACGTTACTTGGTGCGAAGCGCATGGACTCCGTAAGGTGACAATGCCACATCCGATGGAAACTGACGAGCTTAATATATTTATCAGTGAAAGCAAAGTAGGGTATTCGACGTTTTATGGCTTTGAAGAACTAGATGATTATATGAGCAAGGCAGATGATTTGGATGATGCAGCGCGTTATTATGCCTCAGAAGCAGTATTTGTTTTAATATGGCTTGGATTTTCAACAGAGATGATGCGGTTTTTACGCACATCAGATATAGATACGATTCATTGTGAGATAAATCTTACGCATGTACCAAAGGCAGTAGAACTATATGGGCATGAACGTATGCCGATTACAAAACGGCAGATGTTTTATTTACAGAGATATATGAATGAGGGCGCTCGCCGCTGTGAAATTAAAGAAGCAGATATAGAATGGTTTATTCAACCAACTTACTCAAAAATGCTTTCGGAGACAGAAGAACAAATAAAATCGCCGCTAGACCCCGTACGATTTATTACGCGATGGACACAACTTATCCCCAAACAACCATTAACATCACCATTGCGGGATAAGAAAATATATCGTAGTATGCTGGCCGAGAATAACCTATTTATGTTAATATTCCAGGACCAAGCAGAGAAACAAGTAATGCCGGATGACAGCACTTATTGGGCTGCGCTTGGAAGGGGAGAGTACCCTAAAGAATGGGGACTATTAGCCGATAGAGTTAATCTGAACTCAAAATCTATTGCGCAGCGCATCAAACCAGCCTACCTTACGCAATTCACATATTTTGAAGAAAGGGCCTAACCAGCCCTTTTACATAGCTTGAAAAATCAAAAAAGAAAAATGCAAAAAAGTTCTTGACTTTATGCCGCGATGTGTTATAATAGTCTCACAACGAAGCAATACACATTGGGATATCGCCAAGAGGTAAGGCATAGGACTTTGACTCCTACATCCGCTGGTTCGAACCCAGCTATCCCAGCCACCGCAAGATAGAAAGTGCAGCTATACTTGCGGGTCACTTAAATCTCAAACTCTGCTCATGAAGTTTGTCCTGTCCCCATATGGGAACTCCCACAGGAATTTTGTAATGAGCGCGAATATGCCGGTATGTTGGAATAGGCAGACGAGGCGGACTCAAAATCCGTTGCCGCAAGGCGTGTGGGTTCAAGTCCCACTACCGGCACCAATCCGGGTGTAGCGAAGATGGTATCGCGCATGGTTTGGGACCATGAGACCGTGGGTTCGAGTCCCACCACTCGGACCACCCGTGAGGGTTTGAAATTTCGGTCCTGAAAAATCGAAATGGAGAAATACATACATATAGTGGAAATGAGAAAATACTTGGGGGGATACTCAAGCGGTTGAAGAGGTTGGTCTTGAAAACCGATAGGCGAGTACGGCTCGTGCGTGGGTTCGAATCCCACTCCCCCCGCCATATGCCGGTATGATGGAACTGGTAGACATACGGGACTTAAAATCCTGAGTCCATTTGGACGTGCGGGTTCGATTCCCGCTTCCGGCACCACAGGCTCATAGCCTTTCATTATACGTGCGGCAAGGACGCCATGACTTGCCACACTATGCAGGTGTAGTTTAACGGTAAAACATCATTGGTGTTCATTTCAGGGTGTATGATGAACTCGCAATTCCTTCCTGTTAACTTTTCGTATTTATGGAACTTCTCTTCTCGTTGCGTTTCACAAAGATGCTGGTTCGATTCCAGCCACCTGCTCCACTATATTCCTATGGTCGCGTGACCAGTTCTTCAACCTCCAGGGTAGGGCGAGTCCTTACTCGTCCTACCCGAATCACAGTACAAAGGAGACCATTCGAATGGAAAAGATGCTTGTAACTCAAGGGCTGAATGAGTTAAAGACTCTGGATGCCAGAATACGTAGGGCTATTGCTTCGGCGTACTTTGTTCAGGCCGCAAAGCTGTCTGACGCAAAAGTGACTCCGACACAAACGAAAGAAGAATTCGAGAAAGCGGCCATTTCTTCTTATGATTCTGTCCGTGCTTTGATTGAGCGCAGAGAGGTCATTAAGTCTGCTATTGTCCAATCTAACGCTGAGACGATGGTAACGGTTTGCGGCAAGGAGTATTCTGTGGCTAAGGTCATTGACCTGAAGAAGTCTATGGATTACTACCGCGATTTGCGGAATGTAATGAACGACCAGTTGACTATCTCATCCAGCAAAATGAATTTCCAAAATAGTCAGATGGAAGAGAAGATTGACGCTTTGGTTAAGACTGCTTTCGGCAAGGAGTCTAAGACTACAATTAAGCCTGATGAGTACGATTCCATTGCGAATCCCTATAGAGCTTCTAATCAGTATGGCTTGGTTGACCCGCTCTGTATTAAAGAGAAGGTCGAGGAGTTGGATAAATTCATCGAAGAGTTCGATGCTACTGTGGATGCACAGTTGCAGATTTCAAACTGCGTGACATTTATCGAGATTTAACTGCTATGGGCAGTCATGCGAAAACTCTAAATTCACATCCCTCCATTGCTGTTTGGGGTAGGTTAAATAATAAAGCAGCTTAAAACAAAGTACTGATTATACTTGGTTTTTGGACTGGACCTGAAATCTGGTTACAAGATACGAATAGTTGCATGTATTATTTTAATTGCATGAACTATTACATATGAAGAAAGCGTTGGCCCTTATATCTGGCCGACCTAGATAGAGTCGAAATGCTCAATGCTTAGTAATCAATGGTTAATGGTCAATGTTTACTTTTTACGCTGTGAATTTTCAATCGGTAAACTTCAATCGTCGATGAAATCCCATGTTGACGTTCGTGGTGCTGATGTGAGTATCCCAGAGTTTCGTTTGGGCTGCATGGTTGCCCATTACCAGTGAAGCGAGGTTCGATGTTTAGGAAACTAAACTGGGCCAGTACGATTCTGGCGGGCGTGTAAAGCGCCCAACGCTTAGACCCACGTCATAATTAAGGGTGGCCTCCCACCGCCGGTTCGCTACCGGAGACACGGTAAAGGTTTTATGAATGTGGGCGTTGGGAACTACGAAAGTGTTCAAGCGTAGGAAATGCTGCCTATGCGTGGGGCGAAAAGAAGTGCATCCTTGTCAGTTGGAGCATCTACTGCCTGAGTTCTATACTTAGAGATTACGAGTGTTTGACAGGTAGGTAGTCGGTAAACTGTCCCCCATCCAATGGGGTGTTGCCAGAGAGGTAATGGGTCGGATTGCTAATCCGTAGCCTACGGTAACGTAGCACAGGTTCGAGTCCTGTACACCCCGCCATTAACATATGCTGCTGTGGCGCAATGGTAGCGCAAGTGATTTGTAATCACTAGGTTGCAGGTTCGAGTCCTGTCAGTAGCTCCACTTCCGGCATCGGCGCAATAAGCGGAAGTAAAACATACATATTATCCCTTGGGGATATGCGCCTTTAACCCCTAGTAATTTAACGGTTAGAATTGTCAACTTATAATTGACCTGTAGTAGTTCAACTCTACTTTAGGGGACCAATGCCATGTATTATTGGCATACATCCGTAAGCGGGTATGGTGGAATTGGCAGACACAATGGATTTAGGTTCCATCGGGTAATCCGTGCAGGTTCAAGTCCTGTTACCCGTACCAGCGGATTGCAGCTTGGGGGCAGTCCGACGTTCATTTGCGTAACACCTCCTATTAATCGTTGGTGGAGGGGAGTAGCGATACTCCTCTCCACACTGAAACTCACCCTTGAAAAATCAAAATGGAAAATATCAACGTGATTCGAGAGGAAGGATAGTCTTGGCCACAGAATATGCCCTACGGCGCATGGATGGCCTTTACCTTGGGTTAAGACAAGATAAGACTATTTATTATGTGACTACTTTTCAAGAGGCGTACCGGGCTTCTATGCAGACCATGCGAGGGCTATTAAACGGCAACTTCTCAGGAGAAGAAAAGCGTAAGTGGTCGTTTTGTGCAGAGGATAAAGGGCCATACAAGATTGAAGTGCCTGTATCGAAAGGCACAAGCCATACACAAGTTTCAAAGGGCAAGCAGTCAGTTTCTACTACATTACCGGTGGCAGAGGCGGCAACTTGCGGAACAGTCGAAACTAAATGCGGAGATACTTGGAATGCGTATTTGATGTATCAGAAGTCTTTCTGGCAGGACACATTGAAACGCAAAGCAGAATTAACAGAGAAGTTATCGCAGGTAGATAAGGCTATTTCAGACATACACCACTACATAGAGCGTCAGAAATTCAATGCCGCACAAGGCTACAAGATTCTTATAAAAGAAAAGTCAGTCTTGGAAGAGCGGAGAAGAATTAAGACCGAACTGAAAAAAATTAACATCTTTGAACATGCTGCTGGTGAGGTGTTCTGCACCAAAAGCATTGAAGATAAATTGCGCTGGCTCGACGAGTCAGAGTACAAACCGCGTGTTTTAACAGATTTGTTTGACGAACAGGGAGGTGTGTAAAATGGATACTTTGCTGACAGCAATTATATTCGGTGCATGTGCGACAGTAATGTTGGCATGCATTTCTTTATTGCTATTGTTCCTTTGCGTGGCACGATTCTTGTTCGGAAAACCTGAGAAACTGCGAAATGAATCCGGGGGATTTAAACTGCGGGTTTATGAATGGCTCGACGAAATTTTTTAAGGAGGTTGAGCATGGGTTTCATTGGTTCTGTTTGCACTATTTTAGTTGTAATTGCTGTCATCGTGATTGTATTCCCGGTGTTACCCGGCCTATACGATAAGGCAGAAAAATTCTTTTCCTGCGAAGATGACACCGATGAGAAGGATAGCGATGCACAGCATCGTTCCTAATACATATCTAAGGAGTCAAACAATGAGCAACAAAGGCAAGGCAATTTCGTCCGCAATCGTGCTAGTGATTCTAGCGATTATTGGCGTGATTGTCTACAACTGTATAACGGTAAACATCAGGGCTGGCTATGTCGGTTATCGCTACGATAGACGAGTCGCCAACGGTTCTGAGGGCACAATCCCAGGAACGTCTGTGATTGATACCCAGCTGACTGGTTTAGTGTTCGTTAATCCGTTTACGCAAGAAATCATTACATATCCCACGACCATTGAATCCTATAATTTCACTTCGCCTGACGAGAATGATAATGATGGTGAAGATTGGTCCATGACAGTTGGCACCAATGAGGGTAAGAATGTTGGCGTGGACCTGTACATCTCCGTTAAGCCCTCTGACATCAGCAAGATAATTGCCTCTTTTGGTACAAAGAGTTTCGATGACATTATTAAAAATGATGTCTACGGTTTGGCAAAAGGTAAATTGTCTGTGGTGATGCAGGACTATTCCGTGTATGATGTGCAATCTTCTCGTTCTGCCATTCAAGAAGCCGCAGCCGAATTGCTAAAAGATTCATTGGAAGAGACATATGGCATTTCATTGGTTCGATTTGAGATTGGTACTTTGACATTGCCATCTGACATTCAAGAGAAGATTGACCAGAAGACTGAGGCCATTAACGCTGTGGAATTGGCAAAATTGGAACGTCAGCGCCAGGACGAAGTGAATCAGCAGGTGGTGGATGCGCAGTCTGCTGAGTCTGAGAAGGACTTGATTGCTCGTCAAACCGAGGCCGATGCAGCCGCTTACGAAAAGACTGCCGCTTCTGAAGCCGCTCTTACCGTTGCAGAGAACAATGTTAAGATTGCTGAACAAGAGGTTAAGGTCGCTGAGTTGGAGAAGGAAGCCGAATTGGAAAAGCAAAAGGCTTATACCGAAGAGTACTTCCGCAATAAGGAGTTAGAAGTCCAGCAAGCTGCCGCAGAAGCTATCAATAGTTCGCTATCCACTATCGTTACTGATGGCGATGGAGGTGGCTATGGCGCTTTGGTTGGCTTGCAGAAGGTATTGGATGCACTTGATACGGAGTAATCGTCAACTATGAAAAAGGTGAATCCTATCCCGCAAAAGCGGCTCAGCCCTACTGCCAAAGCACATCAATTTGCGCAGAGATTAGCGCTGTTGGCCGATGATGACAAGGCGACCTATTTCCACGAGGGGGAGCTGGTACGGTTAAAGGCCGAGAAAATTCAAGGTCTCACTGACTATGCAAGAATGCTACCGACTTACCGGGAGTTTGTAGAGTCGAATACTGACCGTGTATTTACTGTTAAGCGCTGTTTGCATCAAAGTGAGAACAAATTAACAGTTGTAGAATTTGAAGAGGATTCGAAATGGTTGTTCTGGGCTGGTGACCTAGAACGAGTTGAGCCGAAAAAGAAGTCTTAAATTGTATTTAAAGGCATGAATCCCGGCACTATAAAGCCTGACTGCCTGAATGTTAGTAGTATGCTGTTCAGTCAGTCAGGCTTTTTGCGCGAAAATACCAGTCTTTATGACTGTTTATATACAATTTTCCCTTGGAAAACCAGCGCCATGAAAGACTGGTACAGCCATTACTACATATTAAAGGAGATTTATGTTATGGAACTGAATGACAAGTTGCGTGATTTTACCAACGACATCAAGATGCAAGGTCCCTTAACGGAACTGGATGTGAAGCGTGGTAAAAACGAAAAAACCGGAAACGAGTGGCTTCGTATTTCTGGCGCTATTCAATTTGGTGAGCATGCTGTAATGTCCAAGCGGTTTGACACTGGCATTATTGCTCGTCATAAGAAGAATGAAGACGGCAGTCTGATGGAAGAAGACAAGCCCATGTTCAAGAAGATGAATGAGTTTGCCATGAATGTGAAGCCTCTGTTTGACGGCCCCAAGGAGAACACTCCTATCGTCTATTTGCGTGGCGCTTTTGCTACCAACAATTATGTGAACTCCCAAGAGAAGTTAATTGAGAGCATTGTGGTTCGTCCCACGCAACTGAGCCTGAACCCCCGCAACTATGAAGGCCCCATGGCTGAGCCATCTGTTGAGGGCATGATTTATAGCGTGGCACCTGAGACTGCTGGCGAGGAAAAGACTGAAACGGGTCGCTTGCGTGTGACTTTGCTGACAGTCGATTTCTTTAAGAACCTGATTCCGGTGAAGAATATTATCGTCACGGAGGAGAACCGGGATTATTTTGAGGATTACTATCAGAAGGGTTGCACCGCTAAGCTGTATCTGGAATGGCAACCTCATATTGGCGAAACCACAGCGCCCAAGGCTGGCGGTTTTGGCAAGAAGCGTGTGACCACTGGCAATAGCTATTTGGAGCTGGTTTGCACTGGCGCAGAAGCTGCTATCGACGAGGATGACGATAAGGCATTCCCTCCCGCAAGTGCCAAGGTGTTGATGCAGGCTTACAAGCAGAGTCTGGAGGAGTTAAAGGCCGCTGGTTATCGTGGTTCTCAGTCGTCTACTTCTGCGACGACTTCTTCTCCTGCATTTGGCTCCCGTCCTAAGTCCATGTCGGAGCAGAGGGCTACGATTATGGCCGATATGGATGTGGATGACGATATGCCTTTCTAAGTTTTACATATTATTTAGGAGTTACATACAATGGAAATTGATATTTTTAATATTCAACCCCACGTTGTGTCCCGCGACTTGAGCGGCAAGTCTTTCTTGTTTTATGGCGCGAAAAAGTCTGGTAAGACTTCTACTGCCTGTAAGTTTCCTAAGCCTTTGCTGATTGCGGCAGAGAAGGGCTACGACATGATTTCCGGTATCCGTGCCCAGACTGTTAATAAGTGGGCTGAACTGCTGAAAATCAAGAAGCAGTTGCTGAAGGACGCCGATGCAGTTGCCCGTGGCGAGAAGGAGAGCACCTTCTATCAGACTATTATTCTGGACACTGGCGATTTGGCCTACGACTTCTGCGAGAAGTATATTCTGGACAATGAGGGCGTCCAGTATATGAGCGAGACGGAGAATATGCGTGGCTATAAAGCCGCTCAGCGCGAGTTTGATTCTTACTTGCAGGAGATTGTCAAGGCTGGCTACACTCTGATTGTGATTTCTCACAGTACGACTGCTCAAATCAAGGAGAAGAACGGTGAGAAGTACGAGCGCATTCAGCCCACTCTGGATAAGCGTGCATCTCTGGTCGTGAGCCGTTTGGTGGATGTGATTGGCTACATCACGCCTGAGACAGATGATGAGGGCGTCACTCGGACGATGATGTACATGAGAGAAACGAAGTTCTTGGAAGCTGGTTCTCGTAATCCCTATACCAGTGAGAAAATCGTTCTCTCTTATGAGAATCTGCGCGATGACATTGCCCGTGCCATTGATACAATGGAGGCCAATGGTGCTGCCGTGACGAATGAAAGAGAGAATCTGTTCACTGAGCAGAGTGAAACGGCTGACTTTGACAGTACCTTAAAGGCTGTCGCTAAGGCTGCTAAGGCTGTTAAGGCTGCGGGTCTGGAAGATGACTATACCGCCATCGTTGAGAAGTACTTGGGTAAGGGACGGTTGGCTCGTGATTGCACGAAGGACCAAGTGGACCATCTGACTTTGATTCTGGACGATGTGCGCGAATTGGCAATGCTGAATGGTATCGCCATTTAAGTGACACATGGCGGGGACTTCGGTCCCCGCTTGTTAGGCAGGAGGTGACAGCATGCCTAGCAAGGACGAATCGAATGAGCAAGACGTAACACCACCGGCCAAGCCCAAACGCAAGTACACGAAGAAAACGCCTGTATGTGCGTATTGTGGCAAAGAGTTCAATGAGGACAATCCACCGTGTACACTTCCTGAGGATAAAACCAAGAAGCCTCCGCAGTATTGCAAAGGTTGTTTACGCCAGGGGAAAATTATTTTTCAAGAAAAAGAAGCCGGTATTCAGTTACGGGATTATATTTTTCAGGCTTATGGTGAAGCGTATTGGGGACAGCGCGGTTTCGCTGCGATTACTCAGCAAATCGAAAGCATGAAAAATAAGTTCTCATTTACATATTGGGGAATGCTCATCGCCATACGGTATTATCATGAGGACTTAGGGCATGACTGGCCAGAAACTCCAAGCGTAGGGATTATCCCCTATGTTTACGAAGAGGCGAGTCGTGAATATAGGAATAAGAGGGGCGTAGAGAAGCACTACAGTGAGATTGATATCCCGGCGATTTTGTCTCAGGAACGTCACATTGTCATACCACCCAGACCGCCAGCTTCTTATGAGTTTCTGCATAAGAAACTGCCGCAAATTGATTTGGACGATTTGGGAGGTGTTGAATGAAACAAACAAAATCGACAGAGTATGTCAATAAACGTGCAATCCAAGAGGTATTGGGCGCTTTTATGAAGGACCCAAAACTAATGCGCGACTATCGTGTAGACAAAGATGATTTTCCAGAGAAGTTCCATCGGGCTATCCTGTCAGCTATCACTGGCTTATATCAGGATGGAAATGGTGCAGTCTCTATCAATGCAAAAGCAATCGAAGATTATCTTAGTAGACACGCTACTGTGTACCAGCTGTTTTTGAAAAAAGATGGCCCTACATATGTAACTCGTGCTATTGAGCATTGCGACGAAAAAAACATCTCTTATTACTATAATGAGTTAAAAAAGATGGCGCTGTTACGAGCGTATCATGAAGCAGGTATTGATGTATCGGAGTTTTTTGACCCAGAAGAGGTAGACCCCGATATTACAGAAAAGCATCAGGTATTACTGGACACTTCCAGCGTACAGGATATTGCAAATCACTATCGTAAGAAAGTATTGCAAGCCTCTGAGCGATTCACTGTTGATGCAGAACGGTCCTCTAAAAAGGCTGGCTCTGGCGGCCATGACCAAGTTGAACGATGGAAGCAAGATACTGCGTGGGGTATTGGATATGCCAGTTCATATCTGACTACAATTCTCCATGGGTTGCGGCAACGTCGATTCACCATCATGAGCGCCGGTTCTGGCGTTGGTAAGACTCGTATGTCGATTGCAAATATCTGCAATGCTGGATGCCCATATCTGTATGATAAAACCAAGAAGGAATGGGTCACTAATCCTAACGCCAATGGTGATGGCGTGCTATACATCGGTACTGAGATGGAATTGCTGGAGGAGATTGACCCTATCATGTGGGCTTATGTGGCCGACGTGCCACAGGAGCATATTGAATTTAATTTGTATGTGGATGACGAGGAAGCACGAGTTCACCGTGCGATTGATATTTTGGAAAATTACTCGAACATCTGGTTGGAATATGTACCGGAGTACAATATCTCACAGTTAGAGACTTTGATTGAGAGCCATGTTCTAAACCATGATGTGAAGTATGTTTTCTTTGATTATATCCATAGCACTGTAGAACTGGTCAGCGAATACAGCGCCAAAGCCAAAGCTAAGATGACTGTAAGAGAAGACCAAATTCTCGCTTCTCTTTCTACGGAATTAAAAAAGCTGTGCCGAAAATACAATATCTCTTTGGATAGTGCAACACAGGTATCAGGCGATTTTAAGAATACGGAGAATAGAGATGCCACTATCGTGCGTGGTGCTAAGGCCATTGTCGATAAGGTGGATGGGGCAATGGTTGGTATGCCTCCCACTGTAGCCGAATTGAAAAAGGTCGAGCCTATATTGGCCAGGCGCTTTGGCATCCCCACACCAAATCTTGTTTTAAGTATTTATAAAAACCGTGGCGGCAAATGGAAAAACGTAAAAGTCTGGCTCTATGTAGCGTATGACACAATGCGGATATATGACTTGTTCGTAACGGATTATGAATACAAATTGATTGAGGATATGGATAAGACCTTTATCGAATATCATGGGGAGCATCGTTTAGTGTCGAATACAACGGCACAAGTCAGTGTGAACGTGGATGCTCTTGATGACCTTGATATAGAAGATGATGACGATGACTTTTGAAATGAGGTAGAAGTTTATGGCTTCCTATAATCGTACTTTTTTAAATCGTTTGCAGGAAGCATTGACAGATTCAATCGTCATTGACATATTGAAAGACCTTGGCTCGCCGCCATACACGATAAAAGAACATGAGATATGGTTCCGTACTGTATGTCATGGCGGCGACAGCCATAAGCTGTGTTATTATAAAGGCTCGCATAGTTTCTATTGCTTTACGAACTGCGGTAGTATGTCTGTGTTCCAGTTGATTCAGAAGTGCAAGAATTGCACTTTTAAAGAAGCTGTTGCCTATGTTTCTCGTAAGGCAGGAATGTCTGTCCGCAATGGATTTTATGCAGCTGATGATGATGTCGCAGCAGAGATACGGCAAATGGAGCATTGTATTGAGGTACAAGATGGTGTCCATCATTCGGCACCAAAATTACCGATTTACAATGAACAGGTGCTGGAACATTTTGATGCGGATACTTTCTATGAAGGATGGATTCAAGAGGGGATTGGCATTCAGACCATGACTGATTTCGGCATTCGGTGGTATGAGCTTGAAAAAGCGATTATCATTCCTCACTATAACGCGGAGCAGCAGCTGGTGGGGATTCGCCGGAGAAGTTTGAAGAAAGAAGACGCGCATAATAAATATATGCCTTTGAAGTTCGGTGGAGTTTTTTATACGCACCCTTTGAATTTTAATCTCTATGGTCTGAATGTACATCAAGACGCAATTCGTCGCACAAAGCGGGTGATGATAGTCGAGTCCGAGAAGAGTGTAATGTTGGCACATGAATATTATGGCTGTCACGCCCTTACAGTGGCGTCCTGTGGCTTTAATATCTCAAACTGGCAACGAGACACATTGTTAAATCTTGGGGTAGAGGAGGTCATCCTAGGCTTTGACAAGGACTTTGACCCGCTAGAGTGTGACAATGAGCGTCACCCTCTGTATCCGCAGTATTTAAATTACATGGAGCGCATTACTAAGATGGCAGAGAAGTTCACATCGTACTGCCGGACGTATGTGTTGTGGGATAACATGGGCCTTCTTCGGCCCAAAGATTCCCCGCTTGATAGAGGGAAAGAAACTTTGGAAATCCTTATGAAGAATAAGGTTGAGGTAACTACAGAGTGTTAGAAAAATTAAAATGGAACGTATTACATAAGCAAACCTTTAATGAGCGTGAGGATTTTTTAGAGACGATTCTTGCAACAGATGGTATTGAAGATATTCCTGCGTTCTTAAACCCGCCAAAGAGCGC